ATATAACATTCCCAGGGGAAGAGCGTAGTTATATTAAGCTACAGATATATGGAGAATATGGAACTGGAAAGACTACTCTAGCTGGTACTGCACAAGATGTTTCAGACATGGCAAATGTCCTAAACATAGATGCTGAAGGTGGTAATAAAGTACTGGCCAGTAGAGGAGATATACCATCTATAAATGTAAGAGATTATGATACATTTTCTAATGTGTATGAATACTTAAGAGCGCACTGTTTGTTCAGGGATAATGATGATGTGGAAAATCTTAAACTTTCAGAGGCACATTTTAGAAATATTAATGCTAAAGATATTAAAGCACCACGTATATATAACACAGTTATTATCGATTCATTATCAGAAGTTGCAAGATATTGTATGTATAAACTTATGGGAGTTAATATAGAGACTACTAAATTGAATGAGATACCACAGCGTCCAGAATATGCAGAGTGGAATAGTAGACAGGAAATGATGTTACTATTGGTAAGAAAGTTCAGGGATTTACCCATGCATGTAATATTTGTATGTTCAAGACAATGGGATAAGGATGAATTTAATAGACGATTCTATGCTCCTAATATTCAGGGCAAACTTGGTAATGAGATTCAGGGATTCATGGATCATGTAGGATATTATACACTTGAAACTGACGCAGAAACCAAAGAGACGCATAGGTATCTTATGTTACAGCCTGGTAATACATTCCAAGCTAAGAGTAGGTTCGTCAACTTTAAGGATTCTTACTTGATAGATCCTATATTCCAAGATATTTATGAATTAGAAACAGCAAATAACAATAACAAAAACAATAACAAGAAAGGAACAAAATGACAGAAACATATAATCCAGATGCAGTTATAGAGCAAATGAAAAGTGGAGGTGTAACCGCACCTGCCCCAGCTTCAGTACCAACACCACAGGTGATGAGCAGAGAAGCAGCACCGCTTGATCAAAGTGATGCAATAATTTTAAAAGATACCAAAACAGAATATGATAATACTCCTGTACCAATGGGTAGATATCAGGCAATGATAGACAAAGCAGAGTTTGGTTTTACAGCTAAAAATAAACCAAAAATAAATGTAACATGGAGAATTACAGGACCGGCTCAAGTAGGTAGATTTGTATGGCTAACATTATCACCAAGAAGTGGTGAGGGAGGAGCTATATTTCTGCATAAATTTCTTATTAGGACTCAAAAAGCAGATGCAAAGGGAGAATATCATCCGCTAATAGATAGTGTGGATACTACTGTAGGATTTGACGAGAAGAATTTCTGCGACTTAGGAATAGCTATTGGTGCAGAAGCTATAATTAGTTGTGTTTTAGGTAAGGCTTATACTAATAAAGCTGGAGAGACTAAAGTACCTACTAATATTAAAGATATTATACCAATAGGTGGCGTTGAAAAGTTTATGTAACTAAGTAGTAAAGAAAGGGGATACCTCCTGAAAATATTCTTAAATACAGAAAATATAGAAGTAATTATAGTATGTAGTGTATATAAATTATAATTAACTATGATCGACTACTTAGTTTTATAGGATAGTCAGGGTGGGTGACTGCCCTGATTGTTTTTTAAGAGAAAAGAGGAATTTATGGAGTACCATGTAAAATCAATACCATCTAAGAGAGCATATCCTTGGATACTTAAGAAACATTATGCCCATAGGAGACCTTCTATATCATATGCTTTTGGTCTTTTTAGTAATAATACCAGGAGGTTAGAAGGTATTTGTACTTTTGGATATCCCCCTAATTATAATTTTAATAAAGGTAAATGTGTATTTATAAACTACGAAGTAACTACATTAGAATTAAATAGATTAGTTGTAAATGATAAATTGCCAAAAAATACTTTAAGTTATTTTGTTTCATCATCTTTAAAGTTATTACCTAAGCCATGTTGCATAGTAAGTTATGCAGATCCTAATCAGGGTCATCATGGTTATATTTATCAAGCAACTAATTGGATATATTCAGGTACTAGTTCTCCTAAACATAGGTATATTTTTGAAGATGGATCATCTTTTGATATAAGACGTGGTATAGATAAGAAAGGTAAGATAGTAGAAAAAATTTTACTACAACCTACATATAGATATTTTTATTTTTTAGGGAATAAAACAGAAGTTAAAAATATGCATAAGCATTATAAATTAAAGCGATTAAATTACCCTAAAGGGGATAATACAAAATATGATGCAAGTTATGAAGTTTCAGAAGAGGGGTTGGTTTCTTGTTAGCCCAATGCAAAAAATGTGAACTAAACATATACCCACAAATACCACCTACTGAACCTTTTAGTAGCAACCTCGCTATAGTAGGTGGAAGTACTAATAATCAGGAGCTGGTCGCTAAGACACCATTTGTAGGTCCATCAGGGCAATTACTTAAAGAAACTTTAGCAAAAGCGGGCTTCACTGATACACCATATATAACTAATTCATTATTATGTATGATACCTGAAGATACAAATATCCAACGTGCACATATTGCACATTGCAGATCAAGAGTTTTAGCTGAACTTGCTATAGTCAAACCTAAGATCATTCTAGCATTTGGTAACATTGCTTTACATACTTTAACAAATAACTATAAATTAAAAATAGGCTCCGCCCATTCAACTCCTATACCTTTTGGTGATAGTCTCATTATTCCCATCTATCATCCGACAGCAGTATTAAATGCTATAGGTAATTACAAAACATTTTTAAATGGTTTTATCTATGCAAAACAATTATTAGATAATCCTACACATAAAAAGGATCCTGGCATAACCACCTATCAAGTTGCAACTAAAGAAAATATTGATTCCTTACTGCCTTTACTTCATGGTACTATTAGCTGTGATATTGAAACTACCAGTTTAGACCCCAAGAAAGCTCAAATTTTAGTTGTGGGATTAGAATATGCTAAGAACAAAGTCGTAGTGTTCCAATCTGATATGTTGCCATACATTAAAGAAATTCTATCAAATTGTAAAACCATTTACCAAAGGATGCAATTTGATACCGCAGTTCTTTCTGAACATGGTATAGAAATAGAAGGACAACATGATACCTTATTACAGCACTATGTCCTCAACGAAAATGAACGTGGTCATGATTTAGATTCTTTATCAAGACTTTTTCTGGGAGCAAAAGATTATGGATTTGATGTGGATAAATCAAAAATGGCTGAACTATCTGAAGATCAGCGTAATTTATTAGTTGCCATGGATGCTGATCATACTTATCAGTTAAGTGATTTGTTTCTTCCACAGATAGAAGCTGACCCTAATCTTAAGAAATTGTATTATAAAGTGTTAATACCTGGTATTAACTTCTTACGCAGAATGTCGCAAAAAGGTTTTTATGTTAGGCAAGAATACTTAGCTCAATATCATAAAAAACTACAGATTGAACTTGATATTTTGAAAGGACAAGTCATTGATTCTTTTGGTGCTATTTGGAATAGGGAAGGTTACTTAGTACAAACAGATGCAAAGTCAGCACCAGTTGAACTTAATCCTAATAGTTCTCAACAGTTAGCTTTTATAATTTATGATCAACTAAAAATTATACCAAAGATACACAAGAAAAACAAGAGATGCACAGATAAAGATATTATTGCTGATATTGAAGATAGGCACTATGGATTTACTTACTTACTTAAATATAAAGAACTTGCTAAATTAATGAGTACGTATGTTAAAGGAATTGAGAAACGAGTAGATCCTGATAATCGCTTAAGGAGTTCGTTCAGTTTGCAGACTACTGTTACAGGTAGATTATCTAGTAGCAAACCTAATGTGCAGACTATTCCAAGAAATCCAATAGTTAAATCTATATTTGGTGCTCCTGAAGGACGGTTATTAATTGAAGCTGATTATAGTCAGTTAGAATTAAGGCTGCTTGCCCACTTTAGTGATGACGATTTTCTACTTGAAACTTTTAGACAAGGCAAGGATATTCATAGTGCTATGGCCAGTGAAATTTACGGTACTAATTTTACAAAGGAAGATCGTACTAATGTTAAACCTGTAAACTTCGGAATTATTTATGGTATTACTGCTTTTAGCATTGCGCAACAATTAAATATATCTTTACGAGAAGCACAAATGATGATAGATAAATGGTTTGAACGTGCACCAAAAGCTAAACAATACTTAGATGATTGCGAGACTCAGTTACTTACTGGTACTCCTTTTGTTACTCCTTTTGGTCGTTACAGAAGATATGGAGTTATAGCAAATGATCAAGGCTTAAAGAATGAAAGCAGAAATTTTAAAATTCAAAGTACAGGCTCAGATTTAAACTTAGTATCAGCTATAGAATTAGAGAACCCTCTATTGAAATTAGATGCATTTTCTGTTAATCTTATACATGACGCTATTTTAGTTGAGGCACCAAATAATAAAGAAAAAGTTAATAAAATCAGAGCATTAGTTAAAGAAACTATGGAACAAGTTCCAATAGATTGGTTGCATCCAAAGATACCGTTTAAAGTTGATATTAGTTATGGCTTTAAGTGGGGAGAGATGATTGATAAGTGATAATGTTCACTATTAATGAACAAAAGATTGAAGTAAATAAAATGGAATTAACTGAAAAGATAAAATATTATAATAAAGATAGAGGAAAATAATAAGTTTGTTGGGGTGAGTGAGGGCATCGAACCCTATCAGTCTTGATTCACAGTCAAGTGCATTACCAATTATGCTACACTCACATCGAATTTGTTACATAAAATGTAACAAGTATATCCTACTAAGATACACTTTACACATCAAACATTATCGAGGCTATAAATTTGATGGAGGCTACCAGAATTGAACTGGTGTTTCCGACATTGCATCTAATTTAAGATACTATCGGACGCTACCTTTAGCCCCCTTATATCAAATCGAAACATGACAATCTTTCTTATTACCATACAATCTTATCCTTGGTGAACCCGTCTTACCAGGTCTATACTTTTTAGTTAAGGCATATCCCCCATAATCGAGCCAACTAGATGAAGTTACAAACGTCTGCTTAACTGTTTTTAACTGCCCATTACGACTATCAACACGAAACGGTTCTAACTTAGCTACCAAAATATCGTGAACGTGCGCCATCACGTAAAGATCGCAATCTTCCACAACTTCCCCCAATTTCAATAATTTATTCATTTTACCACCAGGAGTTGCTGCACCACCAGTTCCATGTGAGCAATAAAATGTATATACTAATGGTTTATTCTTCTTTCCTCGATTTTTACCAAATCTTATAACACCGGTATAATCACCAAAGTGATATTTATCTTCAATTCCTAACCACTTACATAAGTCAAAAATAATCTCATCAGAGGTTAAATTAAACACACGATCATCGTGATTTCCTGTTATTACTAGATCTATTTGTTCAACTATAGGCTTTAATATATCTTCAGCCAATAACTTAGCATCTTTTAAAGTCATAGTTTGTTCATGCATATTTCCTGGACTACCTGCTAAAATAGCATCAAAAATATCTCCTAATAGCCAAGCCCTTCTTGTAGGTTTCTCCGCAATCCATTTAACCCATCCTCTAAGTTTCTTTTCATTGAAATAAGTAGATCCTATATGAAAACATGATAAAGGTATAATGTCAAGCTTTTCCCAACTAGATGGAAAATTTAATTCTAAATATTTAATCGTTTTTCGTTTACCATGAATCTCTGGTAAATCAGGTGGATTTAAAATATGTCCTCCTTATTACATTGCTACATATTTGTTATTTAATCATTTTCTTTAGCTCTTGCATCGCTAATATCTATACCTAATTTTTTAAATTTAGCGTATATCTCAGCTATCATTTTAGCAGATATAGCCGCAGCTACTATAGATATTATACCAGTTATAGGTATTATTGCACTTAGCCCTATACCATACCCTAACCATTGCGTTAGGAATGTAGTACCAATGAATACACCTGATAATCCTCCCCATACTATAACATATGGTGCTATGGTATGTTTAAGAAAATTAAGAAATTTATTCCAATCAAAATCTTTTGTATATAAAGAAACTGCCGATCCTACAATAGCATCAATTATTATTAAAATAACAACAACTATCGCACTTATTATTGTTCCCTGTAAAATTATTTCCATCAAATCACCTCCTTATAATTACTAATAGCGGCGTTATTAAAAGTGAAATAACCCTTACCACCACAAGTTTTACAAGTTTCAGGTGCTGTACTTGATGAAGAAAAATTCTGTCCTTCTGGTACCATATAAAATCCTTGAGGCACTATACCTCTACCATTACATACTGGACATTTTACTACTTCACTCATCAAATCACCTCTTTAAGTTTTTTTAACTTAGGTTTTATGCCTTTATATCCTGCTGTAGATGCTCCAAATATAGCAAAGGAATTTGCTATAGCTAAGAATATAGCCATAACTGCCCAATCTCCTACATATGCTGTATAAGCAAAAGAAGTACCAAAAGATACTACTAAAGCAAGAATTATTGAAACTCTATCTGGTATTTGTTTAGGTCTTACTAAGTAAATAACCCTTTTTAATGCCTCTACTGTTGCTATAACTGTGGCGGACATAAGTCCAAAGTTACCCAGAACTTCCGCACTTATCATTACTTCCATAATATACCTTTCTTAGTTAACCATTATTACATACTTTAACTATTTTGTCAACTAATATGTTTTAATAGTCAAATCTTTAATATTTTGAACGGCAAGCATCTGTTTTGCTACTTTATACAATCTTTTTGGTACATAGATATAACGCTGGTTAGCTATCAATGCTACTGTTATCATACTGTCCAAGCGATCTAAGTTATACTCATGCTTATTTCTTTTATTGTGTTTATTTCCCACCTAAGAACCTCTTTATCACCTCTACATGATGTTTTGCAATTTTATTAATATTATCCTCAAGCCATTTACGTTCCTTCGGATTCGTGAAAAATCCATGCTCTAATAAACAATAATAATTCGCTTTTATCCTTGGTACATTATATTTACTACCTGCATACTCTGACTTATCGGTATACATATAATATAATCTGAGACCCCCTGTTGAATTTTCTTTTCTCTTGGTAAACCCACATAGCTTACCGTAGCTTTTAGACATAACGTCTTTGAACTCTTCATTGGTACCTGGTTTAAATCCTAAAGTGTATCCATGAGATTTTGAACTATTAGAGCCATCACAATGTGAGGACATAAATATTTTACATTTATTTGGTACATCAGGTAGCCAATCAAGTCCGCCCATAATCCTAAACTTTAATCCTGTTTTTTCTAACAATGGTTTCATAGCATCCCCAAGTTTCTTATTCCATTCACGCTCTCCTGATGTTCCTGTCATTCCTTTATAAATTCCTACATGGCCCATTTGAAAAATTAAGTCATAAATTTCACCATTATCTATTGGTAGTTCAGGCTCGACTACTACAAAATCATTCATCTTTTTCTTAGTAATAACGTTAATATAACCTGTAACTTCTAGTTTTTCACGCTTTTGATACGCCTTAACCGCTTTTTCCGTTTTAGGTCCGAAATCTCCATCTACTACTAAAGAAGAACCCACACTGTTTAAGTACTTCTGCAACTTCTTTACCTCTTCTCCTTTATCACCTCTTTGTAGTAGTGGCTCAATAGGTAGCTCAATAGGTTCAATAGAAGTGTTGTTTATAATATTAGCGTACTTTGCTATCTTCATATCATAAGTTATCCATGAACCATCAGGTTGTTTATATTTCCCTGGAACTGCCCATTGTCCACTGAGATTACCCAATGTAGTATCACCATTATATCTATAATGAGTAGAACCAAAATGTCGTGGATCAAACTTTTTACTGCATAAACTATGCACATGATCTGGATATACATACCAAGCAAGATGTGCAATATGCGCAAGTACGCCTAAATCTTCACTTGCAAATGTCTGTTTAGCTCCTGCACCAGTAATACCAAGACCTGCAAAGTTATTCCATTCAGGTTTAGCTATGCCTTTAAAAGTAAGTTTACCACATTCATGACAGGGTCCCTGAGCAAATGCTATGTCAGCTCTGATTTTGAAAATACGACAATACTTGATATACATAGGTGCTATTTTTCTAGCTCTAATTATATCTCCTCCTGTTAAAAATGGACGTACTAGATCTTCAATGGTACCATTCCATACACCAATAATGTTTGTCTTACCTGTCACTTTATTCATCAACGCCTCCGCTTTTTGCTATTGTTTGCCAGTCAGAATTCCAACTACCATCAGCATTGTAGTAAACACTTATATCAATGCCTATCATTTTAAGTATTTTTTCCATTGCTGAATCGAAATCTGCTTTAGTCAAATAATCCCCACGTTTATGACCAATTGAATTTTGCCATATTCCTGTACCTGTAAGTACTGGAAGTTCCGCCTCATAATTACCTATTACATTTCCAAGTTCAATAGCAATAGTTTTAAGTTCGCTTGGTACTTTGTAATTAACCATCTTCTTTCCTCCTTCTTGTTTTATAAAATTAATAAAATCATTATAATATTTGCTATACACTTTAATTACTCTGTAGTCATTATCCCAAATTATATATCCTAACTTGTAACGAGTAATACAATTTACATTTAGATCAGGCAGTACTATTAAACAAGCTATATAGTCATTAGTTTTGCACTCCATAATTATTTGCTTATTTATATTATGCCCAGTCTCAGTACGATAACTTACAAACCATGAACCACATTCATTGCCAATTATTTTAAGTTTGTAATTAGCAGCCAACTCTTTCATCATGCCAATTCTACCCATATAAGCTGTAGGATTGCTCCACTTACCCATGCCAGAAAGAGCATGAAAACCTATTAATACATTTGAATTTCCTGCAAATCTACTTGCTAAATAATCAAACATATCAGGAAAGAACTCATCATTGCCAACTAGTATCTTAACCATGGTTTCATCTAAGATATCTACTACTGCTTTACTATATTGGTATATTTGTTCATTCTTAAGCCATTTAGTAGGCTCATTTAATACTGATACATAAGCCTCAGTAAATCCTTTTTCAATAAGTATGTCTTTTATAAGCCTCGCACACCTTGCCATATCTGTAGGTGTTATTTTAGAAGGCCATAAATGCTTGGTAGCATCATCGTGCCTTAAAGCCCAAAAGAAATTAAGTGCTATTATTGGTATAGTATTATTTGTTTTGCATTGTGCCAAAACAGTAGCTAAGTCTATAGAATTTGTATAGACATAACTATCCCTATGCTTTGTATACATTAATAAATGTCTTAGCGTAGCATCTGGTACTCTGAAATCCAAAGGGAAATCGAGTCTATGTTGTACTATATCTGCTTCAGGCGCTAACTCCTTTGGGCAGTGATCGTATCCTATATACATTTTTCTCCTTTCTTTAAGCATCTTCCAATGCTTCAATCCTATTTTTCAATTTTATAAAAGCTGTTTGAGCTTGATCTAATTTAGTTTCTATTTCTCCAAACTTTATAACTGCAATATCTTTCCAAACTTTAACTAAATCAAATTCCTCATCTATTTGATTGAATTTATTTTTTAAAATATCAATCTGTTCATCAGTAAGTCCTACTGTAATGATAGTATCTTCAATTTTATTTCCTAGTTTTTTATCTTCTTTATCTTCAACAGTACTATCATATTTTCTTTCTTCACTGCTCTTATTACACCATTCTATAGCAGATTCCTCACTTTTAAAGGTTTTTTTAGTTACAAAAAATCTTTTGTTATATGCAGACTCATCATAATCTATTATCTCAACTGGCACTATTTTATTGTATTTATTAAAGTATAATCTATACATTTACATCCCCTATGTCTTAATTATAAATTGTATTGCTAAATATGGTGGTCTATTTTCATGCGCCACATCTCCACCTACAGACCCTGAATTAACTGTATGACTTACTTCAGCCGCAGTATTTCCAGAACCATCTACATTTTGCGTCCCATTAGGTTCTTCCACTGTATGCACATGTGCTGGCATTTCAGATTCAGTTAATACATGTGTTGCTTCTCCACCTGTATCTGCTATAGCATAAGTAGTTCCAGCACCAACTGGAAAATTGTCTTTAAAATTAGGAACATTAAATGTAGTACTATTATCTCCAACACCAAAAGTTACTCCTATTACTCCAAAAAGAGTAGCATAAGTTGTTCTACTAATGGCTGAACCATCACATAATACCCATGTAGATGGCGCTACTGCTGTAGACCACATTCTTATTTCTCCAGTTATAGAACCTGCCCCAGTAGCAAGTTTAGCTGCTGTAATAGTAGCATCTCTTATTAATGCCCCATTATATATTGTAGCTGTTGGTATTAAATAATGAATACCCGATACATTGAGTAAAACTATTTGATCGTCATCTGTCATTACAGGTAAAGTATCTGTTTTTTGTAATACTGTAGGTGAAGTTAAATCCCACCATAAATACTTTTTATCACTATTATCATCAGTTATAGTATAATCTGAACCTTTATAGTTTATTACCATTCCTGTCCAAGCTACCTCTCCTGCTCCTGGTGAATTGTCTGTTATTACCATTGCCATAATATCACTCCTTTATTAAGTCTCTTCTTTTAATGTTAAATAATCTATCATCAAACCACCAATAAGAGTTGTGGTTTCTATGTGAACTCTTATATTAGTTAATGTCTTATCTGTATCTACAGGACATTCCCTAACAGCATACAGCCAAAAATTAGCTATAGTTCTCCCCGAATAGGTAACTCCCAAAACACAAGGTATCATAAATCTATCTGTTGAACCATCACTATAGGTAAAGCTCATAAGTACCCAACCCAATATATCAGAATCCCATGCATCTTGTGATGTAGGTATCTGAAATACTGCTTCTAACTGATAATTGAGCACTCCAGAAGCAGCCACATCTTGATACATTGATGCAGTAGCAGCAAGTAAAAAATGATGTGTACCAGTTGCTCCTGAACCAGATGGTTCTCCTCTATCAAATGCCTGATCTCTATCATCTACTATAGGGCGCAGTATATAGTCAGGTGCTGTATTTGCTACTATAGTAACACCACTTGTAGTCCAATCATTTAAATTACCCGCTTCTGCTGAACTATTTAAAAGTATATTTGCTCCATACCCCATTATGCACCTGCCTTTGCACTTCTTTTTATAGCTACTGATTTACATGTTAATGCACCATCATAAATATATTCTTGCCTTATTGGTACTACATCTAAATCATCTATATCTTCTGTAGTATTTATTATATTAATAGTATCAGTAAGTAATACAGAAGGATCTCCTCTACCATCAATAGTAACATACGCTGATGGATCAGCCACTATAGGTAATAGATCTTCAGCATATTCTATAGCATCTTCTTCAGTTTGAATTAAATAATTATCTATTTTCAATACTACATTACCTATTTTACCCTGCATAGTTGTATCAGTAGCAGTATAATAAGCTTCAGTAGTTTCTATAATATGCCCAAATATCTCCAATGTAACTTCTTTTTCAACACCTGCATTAGCAAGCACTATGGTAATACCCCATGAACCAGTTGCTATTGAAGTAATAGTAACATTAGTAGCATTTGTCAATCTTACTTCATCAATAAATGCTACAGGACTACCAAAAGTTAAATCTGTTAAAGTTAATCCAGCTGATGGTACAGTAACATTTTCTAATTTTAATAGTGAAGAAACATTAGCAATTTTAGGGATATAATATTTAACTTCCACCTGTGAATACGCATTATTGTATTTCTGAGGCATCTCTGCATTATATATCATATCTGAATCCCTCCAAATAATAGAAGCATCTTTAGTAGTATAATTACTTACTGCTTTAATGATTCCCTCCCTATCACCAAAAATGTTAGCAGAACTACCCTCAGCTAAAGGTTGAAGCCCGTCTCTAATTTCACCTGAAACGAACCATCCTAAAGGTACTGCATAATCAAGAGCGTCACTAATATCTATTTCATTACTAGTTTTACCTGCTGCTTTAAGTAAAATTTCAATCATTTCTTTTTTTGTTTTTTTCTCCTGGCATGGTATTTGAGGCATTGGATCATTTATAATATTATATAAAAAATCATAACATACCAATTCACATTCAAGTGAACTTGCAGGAGCTACCCAATCACCAGTTCTAAATTTACCTAGTCGTATCCAATCAAAAACTCCTGAAGTAAGTTCAAGACCAAAGTAAGCAACGATTAATAGATTAGGTAAAAGTTTGCCATAGTAAGGACTTGCTGTATTTTCTGGGCGAAAAACACCTAATAAATTTTTTAACCCCACTACCAATTCATTAGATGATACTTTTCCTAAGGGTGTTTCTCCTTGTGTATATAATTCATCTAAGAAACTAATCCTAGATATATCATCATATTCAAAAATTGTAGGTGTATCATCATCGCCATCAAAGTATATTTCCACTAAACCTTTAAATGTACGTTGACTTTTTTTAACGTCTGCTTCATATGAAGGAGATGAAGCAAAAGATATTTTACTAGTAATTAATGTACCCATTCCTGAACGGAAAAGTAATCCATTACCTACATATAATATATCTGCTGTTGTATCAAATTCAATTTTTTCACATGTTCTCATATTACCTCATCATGTTTAATAAAAAAGACGCATCATTACCAAAAGTACCATCTGCATAGACATTATATATATTTGCTTTGGAATTTGCATAACTAGAACTTGCTTCGTAGACCATTAATTTTATAAAATAATTTCCTGTATATCCTGACACATCTAAACTGTTAACCCCTCTTGCCTTAGAGATTTCTCTAACTTCATATTTATCAGTAAGTGTACTATCTGCTTTTACTGTACCTATTCCTAGCCAAATCCTGTGAACTATACCATCACTTTCATAATCAAAATATAAGGTATCTATTGTTGTAAAATCTATAGCTGAATCAGTTACATAAGTTCGATAATTAGGATGCCCAGAAGCATAGGGGCCTGCATATAAATATAGATGGTCTGACTCTTTGCTTTGAGTTCCTACCCCTTCACTATGGCCAACAGCCCAATCTACATTTTCAGTTCCTGCTGTATAATAATATTTTGTTGCCATATATCCTCCTAAATATTCTGCCCAATTACAAAGCCGTCATAAGTATCGACCCCAGTTACTACATATCCTAACATATCTCGTTTATCTGCTGTGGTAGTCAAAGTTGGCGCTACTCCTCCGACATATTTTATAGTTGTAAACATTGTTGCTGTTCTTGAACCTGTACCATCTTGTGTTATACCTATAGCAAAGAATTGCCCCACTGTTCCATTAGATATTGCTATTGTTATATTTCCTGCTGGCATGGTAATTAAATGATAGTTACCTAAAGCTAAATTTAATGTTGCTGTGGCTGCTGCATCAGGGGTATAAGTTTTAGGGGCATGGACTATAGCCCCCTCATCCATTGTTAGTTTACCAGCTTTAGTTTGAGCGCCTGTAATTATAACAGCGGTTGCAGATGTAACATCAGCTAGGGCAGTTATGCCATCTAACTTTGTAATTTGAACTGCTGTAGCTAAACCTTTTTGTCCTGCTGTAGCACTTTGTATATCATCACTTGCATCCGTATGAGAAGTTGCATGAGCCTTTGGCGCATTATCAGCAGTTACATCTGCTAATGCAGTAATACCATCTAATTTAGTTATCTGCGTAGCTGTAGCTACTCCTTTTTGAGCAGCTGTTGCAGATTGAATATCATCATTACCATCTGTATGTCTAGCTTTATGGGCTGAATAATCCCCTTGGGATAGCTCTTTTGTAGATCGTGATGCACCTAAGTCTACATCTGTTATTTTTATTTTATCGCCTACTAATTCTATTTCATTAGCCATTTAATTATCCTTTCTTATTGTTCTATTAGATCGAATGCTGGGCTTTTCCAGACCCATTTACCATCCGTCCTAAATTGAGTTTTTGTTAAAGCTCCTGCATAAACTGTAGCCGATTCTTCAACATCATTATCTTTATACGTTAAAGTAAAGAACATAGTTGAACCAGTTATTATATCTTTTATAGTATCTAAATCATCGCCTCTAAGAACTTCATATTCAAAATAAAATTTTCTTTTAGTTGCTATATATTCAAGGGTCATATCACCTGTAGCAACACGCCCTGCTTTTGTTAAATTAAATGAATCTATTTTAAAATCTTTAGGTTGTTTTATGCTTTGCCCTGCTAACGTCAAAACTTGCATTTATCCTGACCTCCTTGCTTCAGCTAAACGTATAGTATATAATTCTCTTTCTAAATCTCTTTTATTTATTGGTACCATTACATAATCTGAATCAGCAGTACCTTGATTGTTATTATTAATTAAGCCACCTATCATATCTGCAAATGGTTTCATTGATGTTTTATTTAATGGTTGCACCATTTCTGGTGAATTTCCTTCACCAACACGTATTATCTGATCTCTTGATACTACACCACCAGTTGCAAGATGAGGTAGTCTACCAATAACACCACCTGATGCAAAACCTGGTACACTTGCTCCTGAAGGTCTTGGCATATCTGCCAATGCTTTAAATGCTTTTCTTTGTGACTCTATTGCTCCTTGCCAATAAGTCCAAACAGAATTTTTTAAATCCTCTTTGTTACTAGTAAAAGTTTTAGCTATATTACCAAGTAAGCTTTCTACTCCATTAAGAACTGTAATATTATAAGCAAGCACTTGAGCTTCTGCATCAGCAATAAAATCTAACCAGCCCTCATTTACTTCTGCAAAATAATCAGTCCATATTTGACCTACTTCTTTTGTCCAAATTTCAAAGTTTTCTTTGGTATCTTCTTTAAATGTATCCCAAACCTTAGTTATCTCAATAGTTGCCTCATCTACTACATCAACAGATTCAGTTTTCCAAGATGTCCAAATTTCACCAAATTCACCACTCCAAATTTCTAACTTTTTATTAGTATCTGTACTAAATGTATTCCATAAGCCTGCTGTCTCTGTTTTCCAGTTTTTTATTGTACCAGTACTATTAGTTTTAAAATCTGAAAAACTTTTTCCTGTATCAGAAGCCCAACCTGTTATTTTACCAGCAGTATCATTAACCCAACCGCCTATAATACTTGTTATATTAGTTTTCATTTCTCTAAAGCCTTCAATTGTAGGCTTCTTTATATAAGTTATAAGTGCTACAAAAATCTCACCTATTACACCTACTCCACTACTTACTATATCTATTATAAGAGCTAAGCTACTTTGAAACGTACCCAAAATTAGTCCTAACCCACCAAAGATAATTCCTACTATTGTAGCAATCCCAGTAGCAAAACTCTTACCAAGGATGGCGAAAAAATCTACTATTATTCTACCAATAATATCAAGTAACTCAATTATTTTAATGATAGAATCTCCTAAAGCAGTAGTAAATAATAGTATCAATCGCCCTATAGTATCTAATACAATCCTAATTGTTTTTCCAATAGCTATACCTAAATCATAAGTAACTTGATAATATAAATCTATAGTTTTTGTTATTGTATTATAAATAGCTATAAAGAAACCTGTTATAGTTTCCCATAATAATTTACCGCTTTTTTTGGCTATATCTATAGCAACACCCCAGCCATCTAAAAATGTATTCCGCCACCATACTACATATTGTTTCCATAAATCCCATATTTTTTCTAGTATATTTTTAGTTTCTTCTTCTATAGTTCCGCCTAAATCAGGAATACCTATATCCATATCAGGCATACCAAAATCACCCAATTCTCCAAACTCTCCAAGCATAGAACCTAACCCTGCTGCCTTAGCCTTTTCTGGAATATTATAAACTTCATCAAAAGATGCTAAAAATGTATCCTTAACTTTCTTTCCAGCTGCTTCAGCTTCATCGCCAGCATCACTAAATCCATCAATTAATTGTTGCCAATCTATATTACCTAGATCAGAACCCATACCACTTAAAGACATTCTTGCTACAGCTATACTATTAGGTATATCTATACCAAATAATTTTAGTATAGTATTACCAAGACTTGAAAACCATTGTTGCACTCTAGGTATAGTTAAAGCCAATGTTACTAATAATCCTACCAATAAACCAATGACCTTGGCTGCCTTACTTGAAAATAATATTAATTTTTGCATAATTTTAACCAATGTTGCTATAGCTGTAGCTACTTGCATAGCTACAAATAAACCTACTAAAGTTGCTGCTAATATCCTCATCATTTTACTAGACTTAAATGCAGTACCTGTTATTGCTTGTAAAATCTTACTAAATATTATAAAACCTTTAACTACCCAGTTCATAAGAATAAATCCTATAGTAAGAAATTCTTTTCTAAGTGGTTCAAGAGCTCTCCAGGCTTCACCTATTACTTTACCAAGTTCCATAAATAAATGTAATAATTGCCAAACATTTAATGCTATATCAGGTGGAAACAACCTTGAAATTAATCCAGATAATCCCCTACTTTCAAATATATCCCACATTTTTGCAAGCATTTTTCTTAAATTACCCAGTCGTTGTTTTATGGTATCAAAGAAACCCGAAAAAATATCTCTTGATATAAATAAGAAATAATCATGTATAGATGAAAGTAATCCTCCCATTGTAAGTTCCATTTCAGCAGCAGCCCCTTTAAATTTCATTACTCCTTTAAGTATTGCAGGAATAGCTACGTCTGCTGGTAAACTAAAAGCATTTGGAAATTTTGTAATTCCTAATTGTTCTTCCAATATTTTCATAATAGGAACTCTAGCAGAAACAAATAAACGTAATTCTCTCCTAGTCATTCTTCCTTGCTGTTGTACTCTACCTAAAGCCCATGCAAGTTTTTCCATCTGATCAGCTTCTCCTCCGGTAGCAGCCGATAAATCAGCCATTAATACAAGCATAGGTCTTAATTGAATTTGCTCAAATCCAAGAGATAATAATGTAGTTGCAGCATCTGTTACTGTTTTCATAGTAAAAGGTGTTTGGGCAGCTATTATTTTTAAATCTTTAATTAATTCTTCGGCTAATTTAACTGTATTTTGCATTAAATTATTTACATCTATTAATAAAAATTTAAAAGCTAATTCAGTACGTTCCAATGCTATATTAAAATTCCAAAGCTCTTTAACAGCTTGCTGTATAGGTTGAAGTATTCCACGATATAATACCTGGGAGATAAATATACCTTGGACTATACGACCTATATCTTTTAACCATCCATAAGTCTTAGAACCTGCTATGGCTGATTGCTTTAAAGGTTTAGTAAGACTTTTATCAACTTTAGTACCTACTCCAGACAAAGTGCTAACAATACCTTTTTGCAAAGTCTGTATTTGACTTAGTACTTTTACTATAGCACTCTGGGCTTCTATTTCTAATCTACCGCTTAATGTACCAACATCAGTCATTTAATCACCTCACAACACCTTATCTATTGGTGTTAATTTATCATTATCTTTACTTTTTGGATCGTTTATATAAACATGCACTTTCATAAGTGCATTAAACTCACGTGGAGTTAATCTGACCCAATTTTCATCTGTTCTTTTAAGTATCACAATGCTCCCATATCTAAACCATTCCCAGTCCCAGCCATCAGAGTTATCATATTTGTTACTAAACTCTGATGCTGAGACTTGAGTTAGTTTTTTTCATCATCTACCTTTTCAGGCATTGATCCTTGTATTGCTTCCATCATCTTTTCTACAACAAATTGAAAATTCCCAAATTCTAAAAGATGAGCTACTGTCTTTTTGGTTATTTTTTCATCACCATAAAGAAGTCCTGCCCATAAGAAATTTCTTATAGCTTTTAGACTGAACTTTCGTTTTTCTACCTTTTCACCTTCATCGTTATCAACCATTACAGGTTTACCATTACTATCTTTAATTAATTCGCCCTGAACGATTTCCATGGCCTCCTCTATAGAACCATACATTTCTTCAAGTTCAATGAAAGCATTAAAATCATATTTTATTTTGTACGTTTTATCATCAATCACACAATCTACAGGTTTTACCCTGACATTTTTTACATTACTCATATTATTGACCTCCTTTTTATTTAATTATTTTACGGTGCATCAGGTCCATCAGTGAACCATGTGTCACCTACATCTACATAAGTTGCTTCATCTTCATCTGCCATTTTTCTCCATACCTCATCATAATCCCTCTTTACAAACTGACCCATTATAGAAGCAGTTTGCCAATTTATAGAATCATCCTTTGTTTCACTATTATCCTCCATTACTCTAAATTTACCCTTAACCATCCAGTAATATCTATAGCTACCATTAGACTTTATTGATCTAAAGCCAATAGCAAGCCATGGTGGTACATCTGTAGCCTTATTGAATAAAATACCACTTGCTACTGCATCACTACCAAGCAAAATACCCTGTAACGCTAATGGTATATCAGCTACATCTAATTGAATCTCAATCTGTCCAAGCTGACTTGTAGAATCTAACGGTCCATCATCAGCAAATAGTGATCCACTAGTTGCATTAGGATTAATGTTAGCTACTATTGCCCCTGTTATTCTCACAGGTGTTGCATAAACAGCACCATCAGAAGCGTCTGTAGTAAGTAAAGCATAATATAAATCTTTTAATCCTACTTTCGTTCCATCGTATGCCATGTTCATTCCTCCTTTCTATTTTTAATTTTAGTCACCGACTGTGACTATTCCCATATTAAATACAAATATATATCTATTATCTGCATCTTTATCCAATTGAAATGGATAATTTCTTGTTGATACAATACCCCATCTGGTTGCCGTAAAATCTATTATTCCTATTTCAGCCTCTGGGTCATACACACTATCATACAAAGCTATAATTTTACTTTTAGCTGTAGCACGTACTGTATTTCTTACCCTTACCTGTATTGATCTATTATTGGTATTATTTATGAAACTTGCCTCTCCGGCATATTCTTTTATAGCAACACAATTAGCAGGTGTATCTGGGCTTAAATCACCGAATACATCAGTACCAAAAACAGTTACTAATCCTTTAGTTTTCCAGTAAGTTGCAATATCTGTAATTAAATCAGACATTATCTTGGAGTCACCCCTTTAGAAAATACTACTTTCATTTCTTTAGCAAAAGTATTTAAAAATGCTCCCTGATATGCTCTAATAGGATCTTCTAAGTATTTCCACTTTCCTTCAGAATGATGATATTCAGGAGTTTCATGAACTACCATCGCATATTCACTAGCCATTTTACCTGACTCTGGATTTCTCTTATCATTAGCTCCGCCATAACCTACTGTTATACTAATACGATTACCTATCTCCTTAGGATCTTCAATATAACCAGACGTAGATAATGCACCAGTATCTAAAGGAACCTCTAAAACGCTTTGTGACATAACACCTTTAGCAGATTCTATTAAAGCCTTTTTTGCTCCTGCTTTAACATTTATATCTACCTTAACTAAGTTTTTCATTATATGTTCTAAAGCATTAGGATTCCAATAAAACTTTATCATAAATAAACCACCACCAAATCTAAATCCCCATCCTCATCATAGAATTTATTAATACTTTGAATCGGTCTATAACGACTGTCAACTTCAAAAACATCTCCAAAATCAATTGCTGCTTCAGTTGCATTTTCACCATCAAGATATATCTGTTGATTAGATAATACATTCTCATTTTTATCGTTTACAACTTCTACAACTGTACCATGGATGTAGCAAGCAAGTTCTTCTGCATCATCAAAAGTATCTTGCCCAAATCCATCCATAGACAGTTGTTTCTTATAGTTGACTGTTTGAGTCAACCAATCAATAAAATAATCAATTGTTTTACCCATTTAAATCACCTTTTATTATCCATCATGCCTTCTTCAAAGACGGGTTGTATTAAATCGGAATCATTCTCATATATAGTTTCTCTAGCTTTAGAGATACCACCTACATATGGTGTAGCAAATGCAACAGCTCTTCTTCTTAAGTTTCTAGCCTTTGTTGCATAATCACTAGCTAACTTATTCATCTCTACTTTAAGAGGACCCATAGTCCTAGTAGCAGTATCAGAATACTTGGCCTGTAATTGTTCACAACATCTGGCCGAAGCACTAAATGTGGAATATTCCTGATCGAGAGCATACTGAATTTCAGCATCCTGAAATTTAGGTTTTGTGCTATCTATATCATTTATTTCCCATCGAACAGCTTCAATTTCACTTGCTCCTGGATCACCTGTCCAAGTAAAAGCCATTTAAATCAACCCTTTCTTTTTTATTATTCCACAATATCGTTAAAGAACACACCAAGATCAGAAGCTATAAGCTCTATATCATAGGCCATTTCTCCTTCTATCCTAATAGTTCCTATACCTAATAGATCCATAGGTAGTTTGTACATTCTATTACCAAATGCTCCAGCACCTTCAAGACCTGTCCAAGAGAAAATGTATCCAGCGGATGCTTTTCTAATTCCAGGTGACGGTTCTGTATAACATAGTAACGCATGCTTACCCATGATAAAATCAGTATCTTCAGTTGCACCAGTAGCGGCTGCATTAAAGACAGCTGATCCTACAAGAACTCTATCTACATCAAACATCTGAGCTAACAGCTGTGGTGTAGGTACAGCTGGTCCTGCTGTATATCTAAGTAGATCTCTTACTTCAGCATTATCTCTTAGTGCCACAAAAGTATGTGGACCAAGTAGCAAAGTATTAGGTCTCTTACCTGTAGCACCTAACACATTTAGCTGTGCTGTAGCTATATCCTCTATCGGTGTTGAACTCGCTGAACTCCAATATATTAAATCTGTTCCAGCAGCAGCGGCTGCTCCATCATATTCAGTTCCCCAGATTCCGGTTGCGAAGAACCTTGCCTGGAAATCAATCTCCCTCTTAAGTATCAATTTCTGTGATACATACTCAGCAGCATCTATATCTGGCTGAAGCGGGCTATCAGAATTCTCTCTTTCTGTAGGATATACGTCCTTGTGGAACGCATATATATTACAGTAATAAGGATCGCTAGATACATTGTATCCACCACCCTTAGATTCTGCTCCATATTGTCTTATAGCAGCTTCATTCCTTAACATATCTGCTCTGGAATAAGTAAAGTATAAATCTCCTTGTTTCTTTACAGGAACAATCGGAAAGACTTTATTAGCTACCATTACATCTTCACCTTGCATGTAAGCTACACTCATATTTGTCAATGGTGTATTTACATGTATATCTCCATATTTGGGATTTCCCATTATTAATTCACTCTCCTTTCTTTAATTAATTAACTTTCGTATTCTTGTCTTATTATCAGTAAACTAAATGTTTCACCATCTGCACCACATCCAGTAAGTGCCATTCCCGCAGCTGTACCAGTAGTTTGTGTAATAAACTTACCACCAGATTCTGTAGAAACCATAGCACCTGCATTTATAACAGCTCCACCAATTGCTTTAGTTATTCCTGCAAAGCAAACAGTAGCGGCTTCCTCATCATCAGGATCATTTTGTAATACTCCCAATATTGTAGCTCCTGCATCGGATGCAAGTAATATCTCCTCACTTGAATTCATATATACAGGATAATACTGATAATCTTCTAAATCCTGACCGGCTACAAACGCCTGATTTACTAAATTAGCTTCATATGCCATACTCATACTTCATCACCTCCTTTATTCTTTCATATACTTATTAGGATCACTTTCGTAAACCTTTGTCTTTGCCTGTTCTTTTGTAAGTTTTGAATCAGATTTCATAAACTCTTCCGCTTTTGCATCTACCTGATCTTCAACAGACTTTTCAACAGGATCTTTACTAGTCCCAATAGCCTTTATAAGCTCAGAGCCTTCTAAAGCAGTATTTACTGCTTCAAATATACCCTTTACTAGACCTGTAACTTTTTCATCACCATCTATTTTGGAAAATATTTCGACTATATCCTCCACAGGTGAACCCATATTAGGATAAGCTTCTGCTTCTTTCTTAAGCTCTACCTGTCTTGCCTTTTTCATCTCTTCATCTTTTTCTTTCTTAAGCTTTATAACTTCCTTAGCATCCTCTTTAGCCTTTTTCAACATCTCCTGAATCTTAGGATCCGCAGATTTAATAAGCTCTTCATCAGTTTCCTCAACAACTTTTTCTACAATAGGCTCTGCTTTTTCAAGCTCGTCAACCTTAGCTGTTAATTCACCATTAGTTTTTATTAGCTCCTTGTTAGCTACCTCTATATCTGGTAACTTATCTAACTCTGTTTGAATTACTCCCTTATCTTCCTTAGAAAGTTCCGCCATTATCTCCTTTAAATTTTTCATATTAACACCTCCTTTTTTCTTAAACATTATCACTTCGGCTTCGGGGTTATCCCCTGAATCAACCACCGAAACGAATTTTATAAAAAAATCTTTTAAACTTTTTAATGTCTTCTTAGCCATCTATTCCACCTCCTCTACTAATTCTTTAGTTACTGTACCATAAAAACTAAACATCGGATGATTCATTTTCTTTATCTCCTCATAATCATTATCATCAGGAAAATAAAATCCCATCCAAATAGCTTCAGGTACTATACCTTCTGGTATTTTCATTTTAGCCATTTTTTCCTTGCTAAATACCATACTTTCTACTAAATATCCTTTGGCTAACAAATCATGTTGATTATCAGCCTGCCTATATGCTAAATTATAAGCATAAGTAGCAATTTCTAAATCTTCAAAATTCTCGGCTTTTACAAATTCACCAGAATGATCAATAACCTGAGTACCATCAATTCTTTCTCTGGAATAAGCCCAACCAAAAATACAGTTATTTTCATCTGACTTAATCAACACTTCCTGCATTTTAACCATAGATTTGGCTTCTTTACCAAGTAATTTTATAGACTCTGCATCAAAACGTACGCATACTACTGTAATAGCCTCGTTTTCTATAATATATTCTATTGATATGCCATTTCCAGAATAATCTAATAATATATGTTCCAATTTGTCGTATTGATCTTCAGACATTTGTTTAAATACAAATTGCCAACTTCTATCTTCAAAAAAATCAGCTATTAAATTATATTCAGTAAGCCATTGAATAGCTTCTTCATATGTCCATCTTTTTTCTTCATAGGACTCTATAGCTGCTATATCAGCTTTAGTTAATTTATCTTTTTTTATTAAGTTTAATAGTTTACTCATTTATTCATCCCCTTTCTTATTTTTATCTATCCATGTGGTGTGGGCGGTATATATAAAAATCTAAATCCCATATCAATTATTGATACGCTATCTGTAAAGTCATCATCATATTCTTCTTCTATCTTGGAACCCTTCTCCATAAAGCAAGGGTTAGAACTTAGGTTGTCAAATTTAACTGTTTGCTGTCCTTTAGAGATAGTGTTGATTGAGCAAGTCCTTGTCATGTTTGAGTCCTCAATATAGACGTTAAATGTAGAACCGAACCCAGGAGCTGCATCTGCAGAGTGTCGCATATTTATAACATAGACATCTTGGGTAGAATATACTGCAAACATCAAATCATGGTTTGCGCCTAATAGTGTTATGGCTGTCGCTTCATCAGGTGCTGTAAATGCAAAGCCATTCTCATAGTAGTCATAGCTGTTGGTGGATATCGGGCCATAGATGCTTACATCTGTATCAACCCAATTTATCGTAATCGCATAATAGTGGTCTACATTTAAAAGAACATTAGCAGGAAACTCTAAAGCTACCCCCGCCACAAAGTTATGCAAATGGTAAGTCCTAAATCCACCTAGTAAGTCAACCTCATCTTCTGATATTTGTTTACCAGTAATACCTAGATCTCCTAATGTTACATACTGTGTACCATCATCAATACTTGTTGAGCCTGTTGGTATATCCGTACCCATGTCCCATAATCTTACGGTTACAGTTCCGGGTGCAGGTATAGCTGTCATTAAATCAATATACGCAAAGCCATCTCTCTTCTTTTTATCAACCCTAAATCCTATCTTTGTAATAGCGGTTGCGTCTGTTGCAACAACCCCGTCCTCTGTCATTTCATCTACTGCTATCTCAACTTGTGTCCATACATTTTTATTATCCTGTATCATGGCTGTACTTCTGGTATTAGTGCCATCACCTATAAAGAAACTTAACTTAACATCTTTATATTCTTTATTTGAATAAAGAAAGATGCTACCTGTATAGCCTGAATAATCAACTGCTGGTGCTAAAGTCCTTATCCATTCATCATCTACAGCAGAGGCATTACCCATATCTAATTCCATAGACTTAGTGCCTTGATATACTATCGTTGTTTCTATAACAGGTAATTCATCATCAGCAACCCATACAGCTTGTAATGCTGCGTCATCAGCGTAAGTATCAAAGTTATCAAAGACAGTACCGCCTGCACTTTCCATAGCAAGGTCAATAGCACTTATATTATCTTGACTTGTCTTAAATATCTGGCCTACTATCCTAGTTGTAGTGTTTACCTCTGCCTGTATTTCCCTTGAACTTTCAGCGTGTTCATTGAGTATCTCAGGTCTTAACCTCATCTTGTTGAGCTGACCCTTTTGGATATTAAATAACTCACTAACTCCTGTTTGTTTATTATATGCTGCAGGTACACCATTAGCTTCAATGGTTCTCACATCATGGCCATCAGGTAACTGTTTAGCAGAAGTTGCCAATCCAGTTATAGGTGATTGTTCTTCAACAGGTTGTGTTTCTGTTAGATCTGCTTTCTTACCCAGTTCTGTTATTACATCATCCTGTTTAACACTTGTAGCCAATCCAGTTTCAGGATTAGTTGTTGGATTAGATACTGTAACTTTATGGTCATCAGGTAATTGTTTAGCAGAAGTAGCAAAACCAGTTATAGGTGATTGTTCTTCAACAGGTTGTGTTTCTGTTAGATCTGCTTTCTTACCCAGTTCTGTTATTACATCATCCTGTTTAGCTTCTTTAGCCCCTAAAGCATCATTAACTGGTAATTTACCATCTGTTAAATCAAGATAATCCCCATCTTCATCTGTTATAAATACTTTCCTTGGGGGTCCTTTATAATCATCATCTGCCATAATTAATCACCCTCCTTTTTTATGCCTAACCATTTTTTAAAGAATTTTTTCATTCCAGCTTCTTCATAAACCTCATTAAACTTTGTTTTATCATCAGTTTCATGCTCTGCACTTTCACGACCACTTATTGGTTTTGTTTCTTGATTGGCCTGCACTTGTGCTTCTGCTTCTTCTTTTTGTTTCTCTTGTTCGGCTTTTAATTTTACTTTATCCTCATCGCTTAATATTGGTATTCCCATGGCAGCTCTGATAAAATCTTCAGTCTGTTCATGTGGGAAGAACGGCATACCCATTTCTCCAAATCTCTGCATTGCATCAGATAATTTAGCAATATCTGGAGCTTCAATTTCTCCACGTACCAATTCTGGATATTTTGTATATCCCCTGAAAGTATTAAGCTTCATCAATTTTGGTATCGCTACAGTATTTATAATATTCTTAATATTATCTGCCATAGCTTCAAGACTTGCACCAAGTAAATCTGTCTTAGTCTTAGCAAGTGCAAAACTACCACTTTTTTCATGTCCCATCATTATTATATCTGCCAGTACTGACATAGCTATAAGTCGATCATAACGACCAATTATTGCATTTGTATCAAATGATCTACTTGACTTAGTGCTCATAAGCTCAATATCAAAAGTATCTGGTATTAATACTCCTTCGTTCTTATCTCTACGTATATTTGATATCATTTTTTCTAAACTAGCCCTAAGTGTTACTGCATCTGGGTTATCTTTGTTAAATATATCTAAATCTACTGGTACTTTAAGAACAGGAAGTCCCGCTAAATCTCTTTCTATACCAATGCCTTCTATTTCTTCTATCTTCTTTTTAAAGTAATAACTACGATACGCAGTTCTCAATAGAGACATACCTTCAGGATTATTCCTGTAAGATTTAGTCCTAAACAATAAAGATTTCTCGTATGGTATTACAACTGGAGATACTTTAGCATTAACTGCTACCTGTTCCATACCAATAAGCTTATCTGGGTCATCTCGGTCGTATACCCAACTATTCCAACTAGCCTGACTCCTAATAGGAAGTTTTGCCCATCCTACTCTACCGTCAGGGTACTTGGAATTTTTGTCACTACGAATCTTATATACTATCTCATGCCATGACCAACCATAAATAAACATTGATAATGCCTCACTTATAAAATCCATCCATGAATGTTCCATATCACCCATACATTCCTCTACAAATTTGGCTACTGTCTTATCAACTAGCTTATCTCCTCCTGGTTTTACAGACCAAGGAAGTTTTTTCATCATAGAATCAAAAAGAAATAAGATACCACCTATAGTTGCATCATTTGAAGACATCTCTTTATATACTGCTAAACAATCAGGCATACGCAAATTAGGTAAAAATTCCTCATAGACATATCCACCCATACGTTCAAGTCCAACAGAACCAATATAACTAAACTTACTAGTATTAGTTTTGGTTTTATCTAAATTTTCATTTATACTTCTGTCGCTCATAATTTACGCTCCTAAATATTTCATTATAGCCGCTCCTAGCATTGCTGAGCAAAATGATATTATTCCCATACCTGCATACAACTTAACTCTTATACCAATTACTTGAGGTTTTATTTCTACCATATCATTCTCTAATCCGTCCACTTTTTCTTTATACTGTGGAAACTCTTCATTAACTTTATCTATTGAACCATTAATTTTATCTAATCTTTTACTTATACCACGTACTTCTGTAGCTACTATTGCTAATTTTTCTATAATATCTACATTACCTATTCGTCTTTCTTTTTTATCCACTATCCCCCTTTTATGAGTTTTGCCAATAACTTTGTGTTTCTTCACCTACCGCAGTAGGTATTACCGAATATGACGCAAAATGTGAAAGCTTATCGAAACTACCACTTAAGCAATCAACCTGATCCTTAATTTTATCATCTGGGAAAAAATCTACTTCATCTAAGAAAGCGTCATTCCATATTCCTTTAAGTAGTTTTATACGACCTTGACCTGCTGTTGACGATACCCTTAAAGCTCTGGTTATTTTTGATCCTGTTTCTCGCATACCCCTAAATGAATAACCTCGTAATGCTTTTTGATAATCTAATATTACCTTTTTTCCAGCTGAACCTGGTTCTTCCTCCATCCATACATCTACATTACGACCATCTAATTTTGCTACTTCTTTAATCTTTAGTTCTACCACATCAGGTGTTTTTTGTAATCTAACTATATCTTCTATAATAAATAGATCATTACCAAGCAGATCTGTGTACTTGGCCATTTTAAGCCCCGCTGTAAATGCTGGCATATAACCATAAGTTTTTGATACTTCTGCATCTGTTGCAGCAAGATCCCAATAACGAACTCTGGGTGTGTATCTATTTGTAGTTTCTGGCATTTTATCCAATATTTCAAACCAATTACGCTTAAATATCTTACCTCCGCTAGTTTTTGTCCAATCACCATTTAGTAGTTGTGCTTTTTCTAACGGATGTAATTCACTTAAGCTTTCAACATATGATTCTTTATCCAACGCAGGATTATCATCAATAACAGCCGGTATGTATATACGTCCTTTAGCTTTGTCATCATCTATGAAACGTTTTTTTACCCACAAATGTCCAGGACCTCCTGGATTACTAGTTGCTCTCGTGCGTAATGGTACTCCTATATCCTTCATATTTTTGAGTATTCTTACTCTTGAGAAAAGATATACATAATCATATTCCTCAAAATGAGTAAGTTCATCAAAACCTACAAAGTGAAAAGCAGCTGATTGATAACGAAGATGATCATTAGAGTTATCCAAATAACCAAAAGTTAGTTTAGCTCCACTCTTAAAGGTGTATGTCTTAGCATGACTTGACCAATGAACTTCTTTAGTTACTCTAAATGGTTGCAACCATTCTGCTGCTCTATCCATCAATGCTTCAGGCAAAGTCAACTCAGCAAAAGTTCTCCTAAATAATATTGCGTTATACCCAGGTGTATCAACGTACTGAAGGCTAGCCATTAATAAAGCGTCAGATTTGCTCTCAACCTCCCCCAGCTGCTCCACCATAAAAAGCTTCTCGGCAATTTAAATTCAAGAACGCAGCTTGTTTAGGATAAGGCGTATGGGGAATAAATTTAGTCATTTTTGGAGTTAATTGTTTTGTGAGTTTTTCTCTTTCAATTTCACTCAAATCATTTACTATTAATCTACTTATTGGGCACCACCTCCTTTAATTAGGACAACTATAAATATTGCTTAACATTGACTCTAACGATATTATTCGTTCTTTATACAATTTAATAACAGTTTTCTTTTCATGTGTATGTTTAGTAACTAAACCAAGATTCTCAATTCTATTATCATCTTTAATGCCATTTAAATGGTGCACTAATTCATCTTTAGTTAAATATCTACCTAAATGTTTTTCCATTACTAATCTATGTTCTCTTACATATCCCCTATGCTTAGTACAATTAGGATGTTTAGGAGAGTAAATCTCAACATAACCGTAGGCGGTTATACTACGTCCACCTTTCCAAGTAGGATGATTTTCGCCACATTTATTAATGCTCTGCCATTTACCCCAACAATCACAATTACAAAAATGATGTTCTTGTTTTCTTTGATTAATTCTATCAACAATGATAGATTTTCCACAAAAATCACAATTAAATTCTTTCATGTCTTTCCTTTGGTATAACCTATAACAAGCAACACTACAAAAATCATTTTTAGACTTATTTTTATGGTTAGCCTCTTTTCTAAAATATCTGCCACAACTAATACATCTACAATTACTCCTTTTTATTGTTTTCACCATCTTTTTCTCCTTCTACCTCTTTTTTTATTGGTTCGCTAACAGCCTCTATTACATCTGATTTTGCCTGCACGCTAACTGGGAGCGCATTTGCATCACTTAGGATATCTACCATTTGTTGCATGTAATCTCCATCATTTATACCTTTAGCTGTATTCAGGTTCAAAGTCTTACTCTCGGATTTTATATTTATTACTTGAGCCGATGTAGTCTTTTCTTTGTCTGGTTTTGGCTTATCTCCAGGCAACCCTAATGACAACCTTTGTAATTTATATCCTTCAGAAAACAAACTTAATATATCTTTTGGTGATACTTTATCAAACTTTTTTTGATCCATATCAGTAAAGTACTTTACACATTTCTCAAAAATAGTCTCGGCAGCAGTTTGGTGCTTTGTCTCCATGAGGGTAATCATCCTGTCTTTTTCCTTCGCAATGAAATCAATGCGAAACGAATCGTACATCGATGCCCTATTTTGCCAATGATATACTTTTGATATAGCATAAAGTGCTTTACGGCTCAATCCCGTAGTCTCTTTTAAGTTTTCAAATGAACGTTGGTATCGCCTGATAGGCGTGCCATCATCAGCAACTTTATTTATTGCTGTATACTTTTGTTCTCTATATATCTTAAATAAACGGTAGAAATCTAAATCCTCGCAATCAATTCTTTCCCAAAATGGCAATCCATTAACTGCCGGTATTCCATCTATGTACTCAAACTGTATAGTTGCTTTAGTTAGTACACTTTCTGGTATCACATTAGGATCTTCGTCCGTTTTTGTTACTGCCAGTAAATAATCAAGTATTACCTGTGCGTCAATATAGTAATCACTGCTATTTATTTTTGCCTGTTCACCATTGACAACCTGTCCTAAACTTTCAAGAACTTTTATTTTGTCATTTGATACTTCAGGCATTTCTGTTTTTATTATATTGGTCATTTGTTCAAATACCCTTTTAAGTAAGAATATCACATGTTTCAGGATTTGTCAAGGCTTTTATTAATTTCTTTTATTTAATACTTGACTTTTTTGTTAAAATGTGGTTTATTAGTGTCTACTGCTTAGGTTGATGATATATAGGTTTACGGTGGAGATCTGGGACTAAGGCGATGATCTCCTTAAATACCTGACTGGCAACGGGAGCTTTAGCAGATAGCTGGCCTAAAGTCATGAGATGAAAAAACCGTTTTCTATCTCACTTACCATGTGTAGGAGGAGATCTCGGTGATGCTGTATAAGGGCATCATCTGACCACACAGCATATTGAAAACATCAACCGATATGCTGAACGGTTGTTGATTGTATTATGGTTGGCGGTATACCAAAGTTTTGTTAACTTGATGAAAAACCGCTACTATATATTATTTAGTTTTTTTTTTAAGTTAAGGAGTTTTTATGATTAATTTCGGTGATAAATTTCCTGAAACATATTTTCCTAGCTCATCTACCATGAAGAAGGATTATTTAAGCAAAGCTGATTTTTCTGGGGCGATTGCAGAAGGCCGTGCTAAAATTAATTCTATTATTGCATCAGCAGTTATTTCAGATCTTGCTGTTGATTGGTGCTTGAATTGTTTTGCTAAGGCTCCTGATGAATTTTTTTACATGCCTACTAGCTCTACAGGTAAATATCACGGCGGTCCTAAAGATTTATGCAATTGTGTAGGCGGTAATATAGTGCATACCGAACAAGTACTTGCTATGGCTACTAAAGTTTTAAATCGTTATGAATCTGCATTAGGTGTATTCTACGATCATCTTAGTGAAGCCCTTCGTGTTGCTTGTATATTACATGATATATGTAAATATACTGGTGATAGCGTATGGACTAGCAAGACACATGGAGAAGATGGTGCAAATCTGATACGCTCTGTTGAAAGTGATTATGATTTTAAAGGTTTAGTTGCTGAGGCAGTTGAAGGACATATGTACTATTGGCGTTTCTTGACGGTATTTGATTCGTTGCAAGCTTTTGGTGCTGGATCTTTAAATGGTTTATTTTTGAGTTTTATGTTATCGGAATGTGATTATTATTCTATTAAATAATTGTAAAGGTTGTGGTGATTGTTGTAAAGCAATTATTATATCGGACAAGAGTTGGAATAAAGAACGTGCTGTTGACGATCCTAATGTAATATGGCGTGATAAACATCTTACTAAGATTAGTCGATCTTTAGCACTCAAATTAAATCCACATATAAAGAATGTTAGAGTTAATGATATGGGATTTTACAAATGTGATTATTTTGATTACGCTACCAACTTATGTACTGGATATAATGATCGTACAGAGATGTGTACAAAATATCCACATTATGGAAATACTGTAATTGATTGTGTACAACATCCTCATACACCTGATTGTTATTATCATAATCAGGTTATGTATGTTAATTAGTTTTTAATTTACGTGGATTAGTGTAATGGTTAGCACGACAGCCTGTCACGCTGTTAGTAGGGATTCAAATCCCCTATCCATGGCCAAGTTTATTTGACATAGGTATCCGAGATACGCAATTGTGATAGCGACCTCCTTTATGGTTTGAGTTATGGCTCATGTAAAAAATCTCGGCATAATTTTATTTAGTTTTTAGTTTTTAGTTTCTAGTTTACTGGGCGTGGCTCAGTCTGGCTTAGAGTTTCCGGCTTGGATCCGGAAGATCGTAGGTTCAAATCCTACCGCCCAGACCAAATATGGGGAGATAGAGAGTAACAGTTGTAGAAATCTATGAGTATGATGACGTTACTGTACAGGTCATATTTTACTCCCCTCCAGTTTTTTTTTTCTGCACCCATAGGCCAATTGGCAGAGTCGCTGCGTTTAGACCGCAGATGTTCCTGGTTCGAATCCAGGTGGGTGTACCAAGTTTCGGAGTAGTTCAGAGGTAGAACGCCTGACTGTTAATCAGGATGTCGCTGGTTCGATCCCAGCCTCCGGAGCCAAAAAAAGCTAGTGTAGCTCAATGGTAGAGCATCTGCCTTGTAAGCAGGGGGTTGAAGGTTCAAGTCCTTTCACTAGCTCCAGTTTGCTCTGTATGTGCTTGTACGTCCATCTGAGAGGCTTTCTTATGCTCTTCACAGGTTTGTAGTACAATGGTAGTACAGTTGGCTTTGATCCAACTAATTCAGGTTCGATTCCTGACAGACCTTCCAGTTTTTATTTGACTTTTCATTTAATATGTGATATCTTTTAAATGCTGACTCAGACAGCGAAAACAAATTGAGAGGTTATGACTAACCATACATTGTCGTGAAGAACGACCGGAGTAATGATCGCTCTGGTAACAAAGATCATAGACCCCTGATGTTTATAGTCGGGGGTTTTTTATTTGATCTAATGATACATACATTTAAATATAGCTATTTTTTATTTGACTTTTTTATATTTTTATGCTATATTAACACCATAAACCGATCTTGGTTTTTCAGATAGAAAATAGGAAGACTAACTGAAGCCTCCGGTATCTGCTCATTTGCACAATTACGCTTTTTCAAATTAATTCAACGATAGCAAAAATTAGTTTACATAATGTATATTATCAGAACCGAACGTGTGTTCGGTTTTTTTGCATTATGGTGATGTTTTTCCATACCAGAAAAAAAAAACGCCGGACGCACGGATCAGACTTATTTGATTTGTGCTTTTGTGCTTTTGTGATAGATTATTATAATTATTATAGATGATTCTGGTATTTTTTATTATTTGTTTTTATTGTATATAATACTATACATAATGTAATATATTTCTAACACCATTTAATAAACCATTATATCTTAATATTATCTATAATAATTATAATAATCATAATAATAAAGCATATAAACCTATATATAATCACGCTTGCAAGCTATACCAGGTTAAATGCTCAATAGTAATTTATCTATAATACATTATAATAGTTTATTATATATGTATAATACAGTTATAATAAACTATTATGATTATTATGATCTATTATAGATGAAAAATCCTATCTATAATAGTTATTAAACAAAATAAACTATTGACGTATGAATTTAAATATGCAATAATTAGTTAACATTATAAATACAGAAAGGCAAAAAAATGTTTTTAGCAAACAAACAAAACCAGGAAACTATCAATGAAGAGTTTATCGCTTGTACGCGTCCGGATCATGAAGTAATAGCAATAATGAAACAAGGCCCGCAATATGGAAAAAATAATTATTTTTGCGGCTTTGGAAAAAATAATTCCACTGATTATTTTTTTAATAAGAAAATAGCTTAATAGATTTAAACAGGCGGATCCGGATCAATAAAGGATCCGCTCATTAAGTTTATTAACATAATAGAAGGGAAAAAAATGAAAAATGATATAATGGAATTACTTGAGCAAGCGGCCTATGATAGCATAATAACTTTAACTTGTAAGTGTGGCGCAACTTGTGAGACGGAGCCGGACGGGACCGGATATTGTGATAATTGCAATAAAGTTATTAATAATCCATTATTGGATCAGGGATTTATTTAAATTTAAAATTTATTTATAGACTATAATATTATGTATTATAGTCTATTGATAATATTTAAGTTAATATGAAAGTAGGTAGAAAAATGAATATTATAGAAGAGGCGGCGGTAAAATTATTAAAATCTGGTATTGATCGGGATACAGTGGAATCAAAGTTGGGATATGAATTCATGGTATATAATGACTTAATAACCGGCAAAATACATCATGCATCTATTTGGAAAAAAATTAATAATAAAGATAATAAATAGTTTAATAAATTAATAAAGGCGGCCAGATAATGAATAAAGTAATAGCGTGGATATTCAATAATATTTATTTGTTTATAGGTATAATCGTAATTTTAGCAATAATATTATTAATATGTAAATAGAAGGGATCACGTAAAATGAACCAGGGTAAAAAATTGACTAAAGAAGAGACAATTGCAAAATTGATATCTGATAATATAGAAGATATTGACGCTGATCAGATGATAAGAGACTTACAATATAATTTAAATATTATATAGTAACAGGATAGCATCTGGAGCAATAGTAACAGGATAGCATCTGGAGCAATAGTAACAGGATAGCATCTGGAGCAATAGTAACAGGATAGCATCTGGAGCAATAGTAATTATTATATACACGAAAGGACTAAATGTACAAATACACAAAATAGAAAATAAATTGGACA